TCATCTTGATAGGTAACTGAATCAATCTTAATTACTGCGTAAGATTTTTCAGAACCTGCTGCTGAATCGGAAAATGGAATCTTAACTAATTGGTCTTGTAGGAAAAATTTAGGCTGTGTGCCTTCTGAACCTAGAACAATTTCGTTAGTTGTATTTCCAAATATATTTTGAATGTTTCCATCACTTTTGTAATCGGATACCATTTTAACATATACTGTACTTCCTGCTGTGTTAAATCCATCATATACAGAACTAGGATTACTTGAATTTAATGCTTCTGTATATGTTGCATTGTCTGCACTAAATGCTGAAGGGTAGGCATATCTTTTATGAAAAGAATGTCTTTTTTCAGTAAACTTAAATGTTGGGTCATCCGTTGGTTTTTTTGCGACTTGACTTACAAATCTAAAGAATGGGTCTTGTGCTATAGATAGTTCAGATACTCTGTCTCCGAAGTTAAATCTTCTACGTAAATCAGCACCACTAGCATTTGCTGCTATGTCTGATGTGGATACAGGACCTATACCAGCTATAGGACTACCACCCAAACCACTTGTTTGAAAGAAGTCTTTTGAGCTACTACTAGCCATGAGTAACCTCCTTATAGGTTATTAGGTTTTTATAAAGGGCTATCTCATTTACAAATGTTGAGATTAGCCAAACAAATTATCAACGCCAGATTCAAAGTTTAATAAAGAGTCAAACATTCTATCGTTATCATCTTTTTTACCTTCACTAGCATTGTTGACATTAGCTTGACTGGTAGGCATATTACGAACGCCTTTCATTTGTTTTAGCATATCTTCTTTGGTACTTGCCGCAACTCTCGTATTTACTTGGTCTCGATTTAATAAGTGATACATGTCATCTAAAGATAGAGCACCTTGCATTTTAGCTTTAGCTTGTTTAATGAAATCTTGGAACTCTTCTTCATTCATTCCTCTTTCTTCAATAAACTTTTTAGCTTGATTTTGATACTCTAAGCTTTTTCTTGCTTGAGCAGCTTTTGCTTCTTGTTCACCTAAAATTTCTTTAGCTTTCGTATTTACTACGTTGGACACCATTGAATTGAATACTTGTGCAGAATCTGAATTTGGGTCATTGACCATATCATCTGCATCAAACACAAAGTCTTCTTTTAGCTTCAACTGTTCTTTGACGTTTGTAGGCACATTACCACCATTTTCTAAATAGGTTTTCATGTGGTCTACCAATCCGCTATCTTGTTTCATCGCATTCAACACAGGAATAAAAGGTTTCAGCTCATCAAGCTGGGCTTTCATTTTTTGTGCTTCACGACTGGAATCGCTGTATCTCTTCTTCACTTGTTCAAGCTCGCCTTGAACACCATTACTTTGAGCATCACTTGATACCTGATTTTGATTTTGTAGTGTATTGGGGTCCACTTGTGGAGTTTCCTGTACTACATCATCGGCTATGACTCCATTAACATTACGTTCTAGAGTCTCAAAGAAGTTTTCCTCTTGGGAGTCTACATTAGCAATTGCATCGAAACTATCTGATTGCATTCCTATTGTAGAGTTACCTTGTCGAGCATTATCTTCATTCATACTTATTCTCCTTGTTTACAATTTTTAATTTACAACGTTTGTTATGATTCATCCAACTCTTTTTGTCGTTCTTCTTTATTTCGTTGCAAATCCATAATTGTTTCATTTATTTTAGAATTTGTTTCTAAACGTTCTTTCTCTTGTGATAGTCTACTTTGTGCACGTTGTAAATTCATTTCTTTTTCAATGTTTGATTTTACTTTTTCAGTTTTCTTATTAACCTCTACTGCACCTTTCATAACTTTATTTTTAATACCAGCTTGTACTAGTTGTCTTTCTAAGGTTTCTATTGTACCTTCTTTATCACTCATAGCACTTTCAAGTTGATTAATTTTACTTTGTAGCTGTGCATACAATGATTTACGTTTAACAATACTTTCTTTATTTCTTATGTCAGTTTCAGCAAGTACTGCAACATCATCTATAACACCCATACGCATCAATTGTTTCAATTCTTCTAAGTATGCCCATCTATTTATAGGCAATGTAGACCCAGCAATTATTCTTACATCAAACTTAGATGCTGCATAATCTCTCCATTTTTTAATAGCTTTACCAAAATTATTATATATAGGTACATTTATTTCTATTTCTTTTGGTTCGTTATTTGGTTCTACAATTCTAAATACTTTATATGCTGTATATACAGCTTGTGAATACTCTTGTACTATTTCACCAATTTGTTGTAATGCAGGTTCTACAGAATTTTTTAACCAGTATTTAATTCTTCTAGTTCCATATTCATCCATAGCTAGCATACCTTTGTAAGGCATATCTTGTGTGCTTCTTGTATCACCCATCATAGAACTATATACACCTGCTAAATATTCCATATCATTTTTACCAGCTTGCGTTAATGTAAAAAATGCATTATTAAGTGCAAAGGGTTGTACAGGTGTAGGTGCTTGGAACCCTGGTCGTTTTGGCAATAAAGCTCCAGGAGCTGATGCAAACTTTTCCCAGTAGTCTGTATCAATAGAACCTTCTTCATACATCCATCTTAAACTACTACCTAGAGATGCATTGTGTACCATTAGCTGATGAGCTTTATTTAATTCTCTTTGTTTTCCAATAAGTGGTGATACCGCTGACATTGGGAAAGGTGTGCCTGTCCATTTGTAATGAATAGGAACTATAGGGTATTCTTTAATAGGTAAATAGTTTTCTGATAATGTTTTATCTCCTACTACAACAGTTTGACGTATTACATTTTCATGGAATCTAACTGTATCTACTATATTCTTTTTAAACTCCTCACTTTCTATCAGCACATTAAATTCTTTTTCAGATATAATTTTATTTTCTACTTGAGATGCCTCTTCTTGTAGTTTATTTCTTATCTGTATAGTAGCTTGCTGAACTTGATTTTGTATACTCTCTTGCATTTTTTTAAGTTCAAGCTCACCTCTTTCTGGTAACATCTTGCCTTCTTGAACAATATTTTCTATCTCTTGTTTTTTCTCAAGAAAACCAACTTGCAACTCTTCAGCCATTTTATTTACTTGTACAGTTGCTTGCTCTGCTATTTGTTGTATAACTTTTGCATCAGGAGGTATTCTGTAAAATACATTTATATAAGGTATTTTTTCTTTTTCATACACTTCAAAAAATTCTGCAAACTCTCCACCGTCATCATAGTCTGGTGTTCCAGAACTTGATATATCTTTATAATGAAAGTCTTTTTGGTCTGCATCAATAGCTTTTTCACTATAAGACATTTCACTATCGTAATCAGAAGATGCCGCCTTTATTTTGCGTTTCATGTCAGGGAAGGTATTCATCAAGTGTGATTTAGGTAGTATCTTTCTAATCATTATGAAAGCGGCATCTCTGAAAAGTAAATCTCTAGATTTATGGTCGATATATACATCAAAAGGGTCAGGCTGTTGAATTGTAACTTCTCCCATACCTCTATCGGCATCAGGGTCGACGGATACTAATAGGAAACCTAGAGATTTAGTTATTGCGTCGTTAATAGCATTTGAATATAATGTTTGTCCATTAGAATTATTCCATATGTAATCAGCAATGTTTGAGTATATACTTGCTATATCACTATCTGAACCTTCAGTAGCTACAGCTTGCCATCTTGGTTTGTTTGCTGTTGCATAAAAATTTAACATTTCTACTACTGGCAAGATTCTGTTTATTGTAAATGTAGGCATACCTTGTTCTTCAAGTGCCTGTTTTTCTTCGTGTGTAAGTTGATTGTCATGGGCAAAGTCATAACCTTTTTGATTGATATATTCCCATTGATTACGTTCTTCAGAACTAACTGCATCAAACATATCTCTAATACGTTCTGCTGTTTTGTCTACTCTTTTTGCCATTAATCTATTCCTTAATTATCTTTTAAAAATTTTTCAAGTTTGTTTTTAAATCCGTTTCCGCCATTTCTATTCATAAGTTTAGATATTATATCTACTAAACCTTTATAGCTTTTCTCTATACCCTTTTGCTCTATCTGCATTTTCTTTTGTTGGTCAATAAGCTTTATTACTATACCTTCCAATCTTTTAAATCTTTCATCAAGTTCTTCCATAAGCTCATCTTGTATGAACTTATTTTGTTTCCAGATAAAAAATCCAAATGCTACTGCTACACAGATAGGTATACCATACTGCTCTAGTATAGTAATGAAATCCATTATGACATCATTTCTTCTGGTTCTTCATTATCAGCAGCAAACATATTCATACCTGTATCTTCCATGATAAGCTTGTCCATAACTTTTGATTCTATGCTATCATCTTTCATACCCATATCATCATCTTTAAGTTTTAGTAAGTATGGCTTACCTTTGTACATAAAATAATTAAATGGAGAATCAGGTTGTTGTCCTGCATCCATTTGCTTTTTTATTTTTTCTGCACGTCTTTGTTGTTGCACCATAGCTAAACTGAAAGCTTTATCAAAGTCTAATCCATCAATATATCTTTGATATACTTTAGGGGATTTTTCACTTACCATAATCTGGTCTTGTGGAATATCTTCCATGTTAACTGCTAATTTCATTTCATCTGCCATTTTATTTATCCTTTAAATTAAATTCATCTATCATGTTTAAAATTTTTGTATCGTTATCCATTTCTTTTATTATTTTTTCACCAACTTCAAATTCTTTATTTATCCTAGTCAACGCTTTAAAAGCATTTTTGCTATCTACATTAATAGGTGCGCTATAATCTATTTTTCTTTTTACTTTATCTTTTCTATAATCTGCTAAACTCATGGTTATGTCCTATGCTAATACCCAGCTTTTTGGCTTAGGTGTTTCTTTGTAATATCCAAATGAATCTTTATTTTCTGTTTCAACTACACTTGTTAATGGTGTTGAGTATTTGCATGCATATGCTAATGCATCTATAGTATCGTCGTGACCCATTCTTGGTCCAAATGTAACGATTTCTCGGAACAAATCATAATGTTCTTTTTTTATATGTATCTGTCCAATAGCAAATCTTTGTGCCAAGACTTCTTGTATCCTGTCTCTTTTAGACATTCGATTCCCTGGTTTCTCTTGTTTAAATGGAACGTTGAATACATTCCTTCTTTTCATCTCGGCACGTAGTGCTTGAAATACAGGTTTAGACATTGCAGTATCTTCGATACAAAAAAGCTGAGGACTATACTTCTTTGTAAATTCAAATATGTAATCGACTATACCTTTTTTTGGCTCTCCTGGTATTCCTAGGACTGGTATTCCTCGTCTTCTTTCATATTCAAGCACATAAATATTATTATCTAAATCTACAGCAACTGCTAATACTACACTAAAATCTGCATCTCTTCTGGCAGAATCAGTCGCTGGGTCAACTCCAACGAAGACACTAACTGGTTTGGGGTCTTCACCATCACATATGACGTAACCCATATCAGATTCTTCGTCGTAACTGTAGTGACCTTCCCAATATTTAACATGTTCTCTTGTGAACATTGCGTCTTCTTCATTTTGAACCTCCATCATATATTCTTGATAAAACTTTTGCGGTTGGCCTGAATCAGCGTAAAACTTTTTCTTTCTATCCATTTCTTTTTGGCCAAACCAGCTATCCCATAATACGTTGCCTTTATCGTCTATTGCTTTTTTAAGAACGATATTCCAACTAAATTTTTGTTTTTCTTTTTTACTTCTTTCAAAATTGATGATAAGATTATTGATAAAGCTATCAAAATGTACAGGAGTTCCGTTAATACGTAAACGACCAGTATGCGGTTCAAGCGCAGGGAAGACAACAGCAGTAATAAGGTTGGAGTTTTTTGCTCTAGCTTCAGGTGTAACAGTATTATTTTCGTCCTCAAAGTCGTCAAGAATAATAAGGTCATATCTTTTATGGAGCTTAGCACCCCCACGAATCCCTGATATGTTTGATTTACTAATGAGCTTACAACCATTAGAAAGCTCAACATCTGTTTCTGTCCATTTTTTACCTTTTAAGTTTCCAAAATAATATCTAATTCTATCATTATACTCTAAGTGATATTTTATATAATCCATATTACCAGTAGCTAATTTAGCAGTAGCTGATACCCAACCATAAAACAGAGGTGTTTTAGTAAAGCAAAATTGTTGGAGTATATCGCATTTAGTCAAAACGGTTTTACCGTGACCCCTAGGGAGTATAATGGCAACTTGTTTATGTTTGTCATTGCCTATTGCTTCAGCTACCTCATAATGAAATGCAGGAGTTTCAGACCTTAAAAAATCATCAGGTAAAAATAGTTTTCCAAAAGATATTAAATCTTTTTTAGCTAAAAGCAAAGCCTCTTCTTGCTTAGATACATTTTTAAAGTTTACGTTCGCCATCTCTATCTGCTATTAAATTAAATTTTAGCCAGTTAGTTGCATAATCAGCATTTAATGATTTATTTCCTAAGGTTAAAGAATCGTTTACATAATCGTTTTTTACAGACATATACGGTCTTTTGAAAGGATTTATATTAGAGGATTTAAACAAGTTAAGCCATGCTTTTTCAAAATTATCATTAAGAATGCTATTTATATTTAACAAAACTTTTTCAGCATCTTTTTTTAAAAGACCTATATCATTTTGATATTTTGTACCTTTTATTTTTTTTAATACTTTTGGATTTGATTTGTGCACTATGCTATCTTTTACTTTATCAAACATAGGACCATAACTGTTATTTATATCATTTAATATATCTTTATCCATTATTGTATTCCTATAAGTACTTCAATATTTACAGAATTAGAACCGCTATCTACAAGTATACTTTGCAAGTCTTTTAAGTCTGTAATTGCACTTGCAGAAGAGTCAGAACACATAATTCCATCATGCGGACTACAATGTATGAATGATTTACCTGCATCAAGTTTTAATGCAACATTGCCGCCAGCCGCAGAACCATCTTCAGCTACATCTAATAGTAAGTTTAAAGTTACTGAATTGCTTGAATCTAAGTTTGTAATACGTATATATACTATGCTATCTAAATCTAAATTTCCTGTATCAGTATTATTTGCTGTTTTAAAACTAGCGATAGACATATCTGTATTAGCAGGTACTGTTGTAACTCTATGATAGACTTCGTTTATACCTGATATTTCTTTTTCAGCTCTATAACGATGCGTCACCCCTGCTAAGGTAACCTGCTCGTTAATAAATGTTTTCATTGTTGCCATTATTTCTCCAATTTTTTAGGCTCAACACTTTCAAGCATTTCATCTGTAAACCCTTGAAACTGTACTCCTGTTATTTGCTGCACTTTAGCAGCGTTCTTATCTTCTAAATCCATAATATCAGAAAGTTTAAATAATGCTTTCAATCGAGTATCTTCTTTTTCAGCTGTAGTAGCTATCATATTAATATCTCTTAGAACTGTTGTTTCGCTAATACCTAACTCTTCTAATACTGGTTTTAATTCTTCTTTCATAGCTGTATCTATCCTCTCTGTTCTAATTAAGCTAACTGCTTTACCACGTGCATAACTCCTATTATTAGTAGGATATGCTCTCATATATGCCTCATCAGGTGGTATACCTTTTGATAAATAACTAACAAAAAGTTTTTCATTAGCTGTCAAATCTCTTCTATTCTGTACAACTTCACTAGGACTTGCATTGCCACTAAATGAGTAGATATTGTTTCTTCTATCAGTATCCATCTTTGTTTTTTTAGTGACAGTAAATGTTCCTGTGCACGTTCCTATGTAGTATTGGGTACCCTTTTTTCTTAACATTTTACCACGTCTAAGTATCTGTATAACACAACCGTCATCTGCTTGTACCCAATCGCCCACCTGCCCAGCTCTCCAATCAACTTTCACCTTGATTGTCTTAGGAGCTTCGGTTATGTCATCATAGACATAATGTTTAATTTTATTTACAGTATATTCTCTCATGCTTCTGCTACCTCTATAATAGTAGGTAAACCTTCAATATCATCTAGCTCTGATAATTGTTTAGTTTCATATATATTACCAGGTAATTCTTCCTGTCGAAGTAGGGTTTCTTCTACCCATTCTACTCTATCTTTGGATTCATCAAAGCATATAACTAATGTGTATATTTTCTTTTTGTTAGTCATGTAAAAATTTAAACAAACGCAATTGATTTCCCTAAGGAAATTGATTGCAGCTTAAAACTGGACGTAAAAGCCCCTGGGAAGAACTACTTTAATTTTGAATTTCGTATTTAGCCAGTACCCTTTATCTGTGACAGTTGTTGGTTCGTCAAGCTTAATTAGTCTATTTAGACAATCTCAATCTCATCTTAAGTTCCTAAAACCTTTAGATGTTCGACCCATACTAAAACTTATATCAAAACAATTTGTGAAGCTATTGGGGACAATCCTTAAACCTCTATTTGAGGTGGCAACCCAACTTCTGACCCTTTACTTGTGTGCAAAACCCTCAAGGGTGATAATCTAGCGATTGCTTCGATACTAATATACTGTGACAGGTATCACATATCCAAACGAAAAAGGGAAGGTTTCAAAAATTGTAGAATTTTAGTAGACGACATACCATTATAGGTGGTATGCACGATACACGTTTTTCGCATATCGAATTACGTTGTATTTCGTTTTTTTTCTAACATAACCAATACCTAGGAGGTATTACAAATGAACAAACAACTACAAACTATAACTACAAGTTTATCTTCTATACCTGGTGCATCAGCTTCAATCGTATCGTTGCAGAAGATTTCTTATATTTCAAAAGCAGAGGAAACAGCTGGACAAACTATGTCTACCTGGTGCTACACAAACAGAGTGCGTCAAACAGTCAACGCCTTTGGTGACTCTGGCACAAACATCTCTTACTCTTGCTACAATGTGGAAACAAAGCAGAGTGTTACGCCTAAGTCTTCTATCAACAACGGACTTATTCATACCTTTTGGTTGAATGGAATGAAAGATGATGATGTCAAAGTTTATAGAGAGGCGTGTGGTGAACAAGCTATTTGCTATATCGACGCTGACGGAGGTGCTCATCTTCTTGATGCGAAAGAGGCTCAAAAGCTTGTTGATTCGTTCAACGTTCCTGATGCAAAAGATGCGTCAAAGAACGCTACCGCTAACGCCTAACTGGTACTTTGTGCCCTCTTGTGTACGTTTATGTGTGCAAGAGGGTGCTTTTTTTAACCATCATAGTAAAGATGCTTTCAGTAATAAAACAGACAGTAATAATTATATATATAGGATAAACAGCCCTTAAACAACAGGAGATGAGTTATGTATAGATGGGGATACGAAGACGAACGTAATGTACAGAAAAAAGCTTTTTTTGTCGCATATAAGATGGGAGAAGAATCGGTTATGTATAATGTTCCATTGTATAAGATAGTAGTAAACAGAATGAGAAAATTTATTAAAAATATTACGGAGAAAAGAAAATGGAAAAAGAAAAGAATTATATAAAAATAGAAGACAAGACCTTTTTGGATATGCTCA